CTACTCAGTGGTTTTGTCCTGTCTACTGGAACTGCTGGAACCTTAGACATCAGTGAAATATGGCCTGCCGGTGCAGATGAGATTGTAGGATTAGCTGCTCATAACGGCTTCCTGATCGTGTTTGGTCTTAGGCAGATTCTCATATACGCTAACGCACAAGACCCTGCAAGCCTGTCTTTACAGGATGCGATCACTGGCGTAGGATGCGTTGCCAGAGACTCTATCGTGACCACAGGCAGTGATGTTGTCTTCCTGTCAGACAGTGGCGTAAAGTCACTGATGCGAGTGATTCAGGAGAAGTCTGCTCCGCTGCGTGACCTAAGTGCTAATGTCCGTGATGACCTGTTAGCAGCGATTGCGATTGAGAGTAATGTAGCTAACATCAAAGCAGCACACTCAGACAAAGAAGGTTTCTATCTGTTAGTGTTGCCTTCTGCTGGTGTCCTATACTGCTTTGACATCCGTGTAACGCTACAGAATGGTGCTGCACGGGCAACGACTTGGGATGGACTGCTTCCTACAGCATTCTGCTACAAACAGAACAAAGATTTGTTACTTGGTCGTCCTGGTTATGTAGGCAAGTACGACACATACAAGGATGATGACGCTACATACAATTTACGATACTACACGAACTACTTCGACTTCGGTGTACCTACAGCACTGAAGATTATGAAGAAGGTCGGTATCACGACGATTGGTGGTGGAGGGTATCCAATTTCACTAAAGTTTGGTTACGATTACACCGACATCTACAATAGTCGAATCTTTAACTTGGCTAACGCCGCCGTGGCTGAATACAACATTGCCGAGTACAATATCGGTGAATACGGTGGATCAGCCTTCGATAACAGAGTAATCAATATCGGCGGCGCTGGTAAGGTTATTCAGCTAGGCTTTGAGACAACTGTAAACGGTAAACCTTTCTCACTTCAGAAGATTGATGTCTTCACGAAGGTTGGTAAAACAAGATAAAGAGGTACATAAGTGTCTAACTACACCAAAACAACTAACTTTGCTGTCAAAGACGGTCTTGTTTCTGGCAACCCCTCGAAGATCATCAAGGGAACGGAAATCGATACCGAATACAATAACATTGCTTCTGCAATCCTGTCGAAGCCTGATGCTAACAACGGAACTCATACTGGAACAACTGTGATGGCTAATCTAACATTGTCTGGTACATTCTCTGGTACCATTGATGGAGGTACCTACTAATGGCTACTGATTTCTCTTTGCTTGGTGGTACTCAGTTAGGTAGTATTCCGTCCTCAATGCAGGCTGGTTTTACTGCCGCTGGAGGTGCTCCTACCTCTGGCGTTGACTTAACCGGACTATTCCGTAACCTGATCGGCACCGCAGGCAATATCTATGCCTCTAATCAGGCCGGTAGTAACGCTGCTCAGTTGGCCGCACAACAAGCACAGGCTTCGCAGTTCCGCCCCGTAGGCGTTACCACTCGCTTTGGTCGTAGTGGCTTCCAGTTTAGCCCCACGGGTGAACTCATGGGTGCTGGCTACCAAGTGGCTCCTGATGTGGCTGCTATGCGTGAGGCTTTGCTGGGCATCTCCGGCGGAGCACTTCAACAGGCACAGCAGCAGCAAGCCATGCAGAACCAAGTCAACCAAGCTGCTCAAGGCTTGTTTGGTTTAGGACAGCAGTACGTTGCACAGACTCCGCAGCAAGCTGCACAGCAGTATCTTGCACAGCAACAAGAACTGTTAGCTCCCTTGGATGAGCGTGCTCTGGCACAATTGCAGACGCAGCAGTTCCGCCGTGGCACTGGCGGCCTTGCGATGGGTGCCACTGGCGCTACTCCGATGGGTGCTCCTGGTCTGCGTGCTGCTAACCCGGCTATGGAAGCCTTCTACAACGCACAGCAACAGCGCAATGCTCAGTTGGCTGCTCAGGCACAGCAGATGGGTCAGCGGCAAGTTGAGTTTGGACAAGGCTTGCTTGGTGGTGCTCTTAACCTTCAGCGTGGTGGTTATGTTGCACAAGAATCTGCACTGGCTCCGTTCAACGCTGGCTTCCGTCAGGCCGCGAATGTGGAACAGACAGGAATGCAGCCGTTTGAAATGGGCGTTAGCCTTGGCTCCCCCGTGACTGCTGCGGCTCGTCAGGCTGCTGCGATCCAAGCACAAGGACAGGCTGCACAGCAGGCTGCTGATTTCAACCGAAACACCGCAGTTGTCGGCGCTTTGGCTGATCCGGTGTCTAAGTTAATTGGTAAACTGTTCGGAGGTTAATAATGGCTGACGGAATGATGAGTAATCCTTTTCTTGGTTTACTGAACCAAGGAATGAGTCCTGAACAGGCCCAAGCTGAAGTTGATCGGCAGCGTGCCTTACAGTTTGCTAACCTCAACCCACAACAGCGTGTTGCTGCCGGTATCTACGAAGGCATTACTGGCATTGGTCGTGCCTTAGGTGCCCGTGATCCGATGCTTGAACAGGCTTCGCAGTTGCGTCAGTTGGCACAGCAGTTCGATACCACGACTGCTGAAGGCATGATGCAGTATGCTAATGCTCTGAGACAGGTTAATCCTCAGGCTGCCCAGCAGGCTGCGATGCAGGCTCGTCAAATGATGACTGAGGAAGCTAAACTGGGTAAGACAGTAGCAGAAACTGAAGAAACTAAGCGTAAAGGAACTGCTGCGGCTTCTGCTGCCAGTGCTCGTGCTGCTGCATTAATCAAGCGATTCCCTGACATGACTCAGGAAGAAGCTGCTGGACTCGCTGAAGACCCGAAGGTTGTTGCTGATCTTCTGAAAGTGCCTAAAGAACAGGCAATGAAGACAGAAGTAACTTCTGCTGGTGGTCGTAAACTTCTTATCAACTCGCTTACTGGTGAAACAATCAAGGATTTAGGGCCTGCTGGTAAGACACTGGAAGAATCTCTTGGGGCCGGTCTTGGCGAAATGGCTAAGATTATTGGAGAAGGGCGAAAAGCAGAAGTTAAAGAAGAAGGGCAATTTGCAGCAAAAGATTATAACCGTCTTGGTCAGTTGGTTGCTTCTGGAGTATCTAGTTCAAGAAATATTGAAGTTCTTGAAAAGGCCCTTACAAATGCATTTACAGGTAAATTTGCAGATGTAAAAGCTGGAACAATTTCTGGATTACAGGGCCTCGGCCTTCCAGTCTCTAAGGAATTACAAGAGGCCACTAGTAACACTGAATTGATTGGTGCTATGGGAACCCGTTATGTGTTCCCGCTTGTAAAGAACTTTCCCGGTTCTCTTGCTGCAAAAGAATTGGAGCGTTTAGAAAAGACAGCTCCCAATACTTTACAACAACCAGAAACAATTCGATCTCTTGTAAACTTGCTAAAGGTTGATCTTGCTGAACAGGCGTATAGCTATAATAAGGCTAAAGACTATCGGAAGCAAAATAAAGACAGTTTAATTGGCTTCTCTGAAGCAGATTCTCGCATTGAATTCCAGCAAAAACTTACTGAACTGCGCCGTAAGATCCGCGCCGTTAAGCAAGCTGGTAGTATTTCTGATGCTGAAAAGCAAGAAATTGAAGCTCTGAAGAAAGAGTTAGGAGTCCAATAATGGCAAGTGAATTCGACATCAGCGACATTCCTGTTGCCGACCAAAGGCCACAACGCCAGGGGCCTACGTCTGTATTAGAGCCTGGATTTTCATCGCGTCCTCGGGCGCCTTTTGGATTACAAGAAGCCGGTGGATTGGCAGGCGCCCTTGGCGGTGCTGCCGCTGGTGGCCTTGTTGGCGGCCCTGTTGGCGCTGTCCTTGGCGGCGTCGCGGGTGCTGGATTAGGAGGAGCGGCGGGAGAAGCAGGAGAGCAGGTTGTCAAAGGCGAGCCTTTTTCAGCCTCTCGAATCGCTGCTGCCGGTCTAGAAGAGGCTGCTTGGGATGCTGGTGGAAACCTTGTATTAAAAGCGCTTGGAAAAACAATTCGCATCGGTGCGGATAAGTTGGGATTCACAGAAAAATCTATCCCAGATGCAAACAAAGCTGCACAGGAGTTTTTGAAGCAATATAATTCTTCATTAACCATGGGACAGCGCACAGATTCTGGAATGTTCCAGTCTTTAGAAGGAGTGACACAGACTTTCTTAACTGCTGATCTTTTTAAAAGGAAACAGAAAGAAATTCAGGATGCTTTAGCTGCTGGACGAAAGGATATTCTGGCCTCCTTGTCAAAATCTCCTGAATTTGAACAAGCCATTCGTAGTGGTTCTTCATCTCAAAGCGCGTCTGGTCAAGTTTTGCAAAACTTCATTCGTGAAGGAGAGCAAAGTCTTAGTAAAGCTGTTGATCCGGAATACAAGGCAATTTTTGCTGATAAAGACTCCAGAGTCAGTATGTTTGGAATTAGGCAGTGGGCTAAGAAAGAACTTTCAGACCCTGCTAAGTTAACAGCTGGTCAGCGAAGTATCTTAAAAGAAATGGATACGCTTCCTCCTCAAGTCGATGTAAATTTATTGCATCAAATGCGTTCACGCTGGCTTGCTGAAGGACGTGATAAATATTCTGCTCTTGGAACAGAAAAGGATTCTAAGGCAGCGTCTACAATTAGCGACATAATTAAAAAATTCGATGAGGCAATGGATTTTTCTGCTTCAAAGACGCTGAGTCCAGAAACACTGAAGCGTTATCAGGCAGTTACTCGGACATATCGGGAAGGTATACAGGCGCTTCAAACTGATGCTGTTAGGGAGGCTTTAGCCAAGAATCCTGAAGAAGTTGGAGGTTTTCTTTTTTCAGCAGGAAAAGAAACCCCCATCAAAGAACTTTACCGTTCTATCGCCGCCGCCGGAACTCTTAGTGGAAAGTCTTCTAAAGAAATAATCGACGCAATGCGTTACGGTTACTTAGAAGCCTTAACTAATACTCCTGAAAATATGCTGAAGTTTGCTAATACCTTAAAACAGGACACAGCAGCAGCAAATACGTTTAAGGTATTGTTTGGAGATGCTTCACAGCGTCAGGCTATTGAGGCAATGAACAAGGCGGCTGAAATTGGACTAGTGTCTCCTACTGCAAGGGCTGGATTACAATTACAGACTCTAGGAACGCTTAAACAAGCAGGCACATTAGGAACAGTAGTAGGAACTGGCTATGTATTCGCTTTAACTCCTGAACAACAGGAAAAGATCAAGGAAAACCTAGGCCCTGCTGCCCTGTCCTTGGGAGGATTGGTCTTATCACAGCGCCAGTTGGCTAAAGCATTGCTTGATCCAAAAGGTGCAAAGGCATTAACTTTGTTGTCAAGTGCCAAAGATAAACTAACTTCTCCATCTGCGTTTACTAAACTTGTTGTAGAGCCTCTGTACAATCTCTTATTCAAAGAAGAGGACAGGCAACCCATTAATCGGATTCCCTCTCCGTCTGAGTTTGATATTAGTACTCTTTCTATGAGGAAATAACAATGTTTGAAATGCTAGGAGGCGGTCTTCTAGGCAGTATCTTCGGTGGCCTGTTCCGGCTGGCCCCGGAGGTACTGAAGTGGCTTGACCGCAAAGATGAACGAAGCCACGAACTGAAGATGTTCTCTCTTCAGACTGACCTAGAGAAGATGCGGGGTGAGTACCGCATGGAAGAGAAGTATATTGACTTCAGCAAGGCCAATGTAGACGCTATCGGAGAAGCATTCAAGCAGCAAGCCGAAGCCGATAAGAAGGCTTACAAGTGGGTTGCTTCTATCTCTGCTCTGGTTCGTCCCGGCATCACTTGGTTGCTCTTCGGTCTGTATACGGCTGTCAAGATCGTCACCATCATGTATGCTGTCAATAGTGGTTTACCCGCTATCCAGGTCATGCAAGAAATCTGGACTGCTGATGACTTCAGTATGCTGATGATGATTCTGACGTTCTGGTTCCTTGGTCGGAGCATTGAGAAACGTGAACCCCGCAATTGAACTATGTAAGAATGTTCTAGTCAAGCCCTTTGAAGGATGCGCTAAAGTTCTTCCTAACGGAATGGTCAAAGCGTATCCTGATCCGGGCACAGGCGGACATCCGTGGACTATCGGCTATGGCTCTACTGGCCCTGACATCAATCCAGACACAATCTGGACTATGGAGCAGTGCGAGAAGGGCTTAGACGAGCACATGGAGTACTTCTATGTGGGTGTGATGAAGCTCTGCCCCGGTCTGAAGGATGAGCCACCCAGGCGACAGGCTGCTGTGCTGTCATGGGCCTACAACTGTGGACTGGGTAACCTTCGTATCAGTACCTTCAGGAAGAGGATCAACGAGAAGAACTGGGAAGAGGCTGCGCTGGAGTGTCTCAAGTGGGACAAAGCAGCCGGTAGAGTGCTCAGAGGACTGACTAGGCGTAGACAGGCTGAATCTTTATTATTGAGGTAAACATGGCAAACTTATTTGATCCAAGCAGTATTTATCAATTACTTTCTACTTATGGTGGAATGCCTCAATGGGCTAAAGATTACCCGGATTCCGGCGCACGTGGAAACTATACAGTTGATACTAATAGAATTGTTTCCCCTGAACTGTATAGGAAAGGAACTGTATATAATCCACAAACAAAAAGTACTCTTGCCCATGAAATGAGCCATGCCGTACAGTTTCAATTATTTTTTGAAACTGCTCGAAAAATTCAAGAAAAAATTAGGGATAATAAGAAAGTTTCTAACCAAGAAAAACAGTTTTTGTATTCTGCACAAAAGATGTACGTTGAAAATTTCGGTACAGTTGGACAGGCAGATAGAAAAAAACAGCAAAAAAATAGAGAATCATTAGATGCTGCTATTTCTTCCATGTATAAGCCACCAGAAGGTAAAAAAAGTAATTACGATTACTATAGGACAAGTCCTATAGAGTTGCAGGCTTTTGGTATAGGAGGAATGACGGAGGGAGGAAGACAGAAGCAATTTTATGATAGGCTACCTCTGCATCTTGATCCTTCTTTTGCAACAGAATTTTCTATTTTGATGGATCAATTTCAAAAACTTCCAGATGATGTAAAAATAAGAAGTAAACAAAAGGAAGAATCTATTGAAAAGCAGCGAAAAATACAACAAGAGGCCGCTAGTCTAAAATTTGAAGATATTTTTTCTGATCCTTTTAGACCATCCATCAAATAATTAAGCCCCTGTCAAGGAACCTTAAATGGAACCTTGCAGGGGCTTTTTTTATTCCGTGAAGAAATCTCCGATCAGGATTTCAATGAACGGTATCTTGATGATTAGGCCAACAAAGCAAACAACTTCTTCTTTGCCTTCCTCGTCTAACATACAGTACCGATTGATCTCATTGTGCTCGATGTCGAAGCCGATACCGAGCCTGAACTGTAGGATAAAGTTCACGGTAGTTCGCAGGCTCCAGCCGTGCAGGCCAAAGTCTGTGCTCCTTCTACATTGTCAGTCCTTTC